TTCCAGATATCAATAAACTTTCTTAGTAGATGTGCTTCAGATTGACACTTTACATAAGTAACATCTTCTCTTGTATTGTTATAGTCACCACAACCCAATACAATAATCTTATCATCAACTTGTACAGTGATGGCTGTTATAGGTTTAGTAGCTTCTTCAATTGAAGGAAAGCCTTCGTCAGCTGCAACCTCAATATCTATGTTAAGCACTTTGATAAGATTGACATCATAATCTATATCATCAGGATATGCATCATTAAGATATAGGTATAGCTGATTGGTAAGACCATATAAGTTGAAACCAGACACTTTGTTGTAGTTCTTATAGAACTCTCTCATGTCGTGGATGGAATCAAAGTCCATCTTTTCAACATTCTTACCTTTGATAGTTTTCCAACCAGTAGGTTGTCCACTACTTTCAACAAACATATATGGCTTATAACGAACAGTATCGGTGAACCGCTTTCCGTTCTCATAGCCAATAACTAAGATTTTAGACTTGTATAGCCAAGCGCCAGTATAGAATTTCATTATTAGATTATCTCTCTTTTGAGATATTTAGTCAACAAAAAAAAAGGAGGCCGAAGCCTCCTGTTTTACATGCACAAGTCCTCATAGAGGGTTGTGTGTTTTCTGTGGACACTGAGATCACCATATCTCGGTTTAAGTCTGCCTATTATCCATTCTATTATTGACATCATATAGCTCCATAGCCAGGAACATTTTTCACTGACTTCATTTCTGGTTTATAAGTTTTTTCAATTCCTTTTCTAGAATCATAAAATTGTTTTGTTCTTCGACGGGCTTCTGCCTCTCTAGCAACTGCGACGGATTCGCAGAAATTTTTGAACCAACGGCTTACGGACATAAAAGTTTATTAACTCCTTTGTTAAAAAAATTAAATTGTAAAAAGTACTAAACTGCGAGGTCTACATTTTGACCTAGGAAACCTAAAGGTGCCGGCTTTGGAGCTCCAAGCTGGTTATACAAGTAAACAACAACTGTTCTCTGTGTGATAACCTTCTTAGTACGAGCATCTTCAACCGTTTCAACATACTCTACTCCTTGTTTACCAAAAAATGGAGTCGACTTGTATTTTATTTGGTCCAAAGGCTTCTTTGGTAATGTAGCTCTTTCATCAATTACACTGTAAACATTATCAACTGGACTTATCATATATTTTCTACCCAACCGCTTTCATTCTCTCTATAAGTCTATTGGCTCTATTTGGAACTTGTTCAGCCCACTTTGAGTCTAACATTTGAGCAGCAGCTTCTTGCCAGTTTTCAGCAGCAACTGCCTCTCTGAGTTTCTTAAATTTTTTAAGTCTTGGTCCGCCCAAGTTAAATAACATATTTGCTAGAATCAATTGTACTTCATCAGGCTTTTCATAATAACCTGGAAATATACCTTCTATTTCTTTTATAACAATTTTTATATCGTCTTCAAATGCTTCAAAAACTCTTTCTGGAGGAACTGCAGTTCCAACTTTGTACATATGCTCTGGATCTTTTTTGTTAACCAGATGTCCTATTCCAAACGTTGGTTTACCAAGATGATCTAAGTAAATTGCATCTACTCTTCCCTCATCTTCTTCCAATTCTACTCTAAGTTTTACTACATCAACCATGTTATTTCCTTTTGAAGGGGCAGAATACCTCTGCCCCTATATATAAGTTACGCTTCTACAAGAAGCTCTTTTTCTTCGTTTGAAGTCAGATTTCCTAATTCAATCTTTCTAGGTTTCATGGCTTCTGGTATTTTTCTTTCTAATTTTAGAACCAGAATTCCATTTATGATATCACCTTCAACGACTTCAACATAGTCTGCCAACGTGAATGCTCTTTGAAACTTGCGAGTCCCGATCCCTTTATGTACAAAGGATTCTTCTTCCGCACTTTCTTTTTTCTCACCACGGATTGTGATAACATTTTCTTTGACTTCAACATCTAACTCCTCTCTTGTAAATCCGGCAACAGCCAATTCTATAGTGAAGGTGTCATCTCCTGTCTTGATAATATTGTAAGGAGGATATGACTGATTATGTGGTTCTAGTCTATGCACCGATTGCAATTGGTCGAATAGTCTATCAAACCCAACACTAGTTTTGAAAAACGGATCATTGAAATTTAGAGGGAATAAGTGTGTTACCATTGTATGCTCCTTTCCAGCAAGCAATTGTTTACAGCCCACTATTGGCACTGTAATATTAATATAAGCCTTTTGCGCTACAAAGTCAACGCTTTTTGCCTATATTATATTTAGGTATCAATTCCCATTGGTCTTTATCTTTGAATGGAATTATTTTTGTTTGATTCAAAGGTGCAACGGGATTTGAAGTTTGTTCTGGATTTTGTAGTTGAACAAGGCCCCACTCACTCAAAAGATTTGCAATGGTGTTTCGCCTTGCTATATCCTCTTCAGAAAAGTTAGTTGGTTTACCGTCTAATGCAAACAATTCTTTAAAATGTACTATGTAATACTTTTGTTGTTTATGGAGAATGTGGCAGCTTTGATAAAGTGCTCTATTCTTTCGAGATGCTACACCAATTCTAGTTAGTGTCTCTTTAACCTTTAAAAAATCTTCATCCTGGGTGAGCGTCACCTCGACCATAGAATCAACAGATCCTACGCTCATCTTTTGTTCCTCTTAAAACTTTGTTTTTGATTGAATTAATTTGTTCAGAGGACAGGACTTTGAGTGCCTGCTCAGCCTTTTTATTACTATATCCATAGTACAACTTTATAATCTCCAAGTCTTCACTATCCTCATTTTTTACCCACTTAGCAAATCGCTTCTTAGGTCTAACAGTATTTAGAAGAAACTCATATTGGAGAAGATTATCTACATCTGCAAACATATTCATCTGATTAGCTGCAAATAATGTATCTGGAAAGTAAGATAATGCTTTATTAGCAAAGTATGGTATGTATCCAGCTTCAGCTAACTCATCATTATCTGTTCCACGCATAATGTTCTTTTTCTTGTGATTTATATCATTTACATAATCAAATGGATTAGACATTATCCTGGTTCCTCTGAGAGTAGTTCTCTTTTGTTTGGCTTTCCATCCCACTCTTCATGGTCAGGCAGCGGATCTTTCTTTTCTGTAATCTGTGGCCAGATTTCACTATATTTTGTATTGATATTCATCCAATACTCTAACTCAGTTCCTTCAAGATTACTATCTGGTACTATGGCATCTACTGGACATTCTGGTTCACAAACACCACAATCAATACATTCATCTGGATTGATTACAAGAAAGTTTTCTCCTTCATAAAAGCAATCAACTGGACAGACTTCTACACAATCTGTATGTTTACATTTTATGCAGTTTTCGTTTACTAAGTACGTCATACATTATCTACTCCGTGCGCTAGCCTCCACATGAGTCTATCTTGCATTCTATCATAAAACCATCTCTTGTGCAATGTGATATCCTGGTCTGACAACACGATGTCACCATCATCCCAATAATGATGATACATATACTCATCTTTAAGTATGTGCTTAGTAAGATACTCGTGTTCTTCATTAAAGTCAACTCCTGTAATGAATTCATCACGATACTTAAACTCAAATACTTGATGGAAAGGAAAGAACAACCCAGTTCTTCCATATTTTTCTTGCACTAATGGCCAAACAACATCACGATTGATATGGTCAAGAAAGCTAGGATCATCTGAATAATTACCTCTCTTGTGACCACATATACAATACAACTCTTTATAATATTCTTTCTTCTCTTCAGGTAGATCATCATATGCATCAGCCATATTGAGCCAACTTGTTTTACTACCTTTAGATCCATAGACACTATACAAAGTAACAAAAGAATGTCTTTGATGATTAGATGCCTTGTTACAATGCCAATCTAACTCTCTATCGTGTCCAAAGAACCCTGTCTGTCTACCTTCTATAAGTTTACCTGTAACTCTCATTACTCCTGGTGCAGCACTATAATCTAGATATCTTTGTCTTCTTGTAGGTGATTCAATTCTATCAGCCCAGTCTTTTCTGGCATCTTCAGAGTTAGGATCTTCATACAAATCTAACTTTGCTGTGTAACCTTCGAGATCACCAATGGTATGACACATTCTCTGTAAGTCTGTTGCATCTAAGTTTGGATGACCCTTTACAACAACAACTTGGTTTTCAACAAGAAGTTTACCAATGTTCAACAACTCTTCAACTGATGCATTCTTTATACTATCTATTTTACATTCAACAAACATTCATCAACCTTATCTTCTATTTCATACGAGAGAGCTTCATGACTATGAGGTCCTTGATGCATACCATCTCTAGCAAAGTCAGTAAAGTGTGCGGTATTTATTTTTTTTCTAGTAGCTGTCATAGCAGAAGCCATATTGTTATGAGTCATCCATATCAACTTTGCTCCATTAGTATGACATAACCAACTTATAGCTTCTTTATGTTTGGTATATCTTAACACAGATGGTTCCTTAGAAAACAAAGACATTCTTGTAAACCAATCCATATCATCTTTTGACATATCTGTTTGTTGGTTTCTCATATTAATCATAAGATGTCCTTTTTGAACACTCATGAATAAATTGACCCAGTCACCTAACTTAGGATCAAACATCTCAGCTCTTGAACTAGCCCAAGGATATGTTACTATAACCATTTCTGGTTTAACTGCACCAATATATCCTTTTAGTATTCTGTAGTATGTCTCAAGGCCTTGGCCTGGACATCCAAAGTTCAAATACCTTTTCTCAGGCCATTTTCTATTGTGTAGATGCCACGACCACGTCTGTTCTAAATTAACGCCAACACCGAAAGTGATAGAACAACCAAGATACATAATACCACCCTGGTCCGAAAAGAAATCCTCCATCTGTCCATTGTCTTGCTTTCTGAATCCATTGTTGTTAAAACTATATTTTATCTCCTTGTCTTTCCAATGCTCAATCTTAGGACCCATTATTGGATCTGCTAAGTTCTTTGCAAATCTTGACTCTGAGTCTGGAGGTAACCAACTGATGGTCTTATTCCTCCATTGAAAATTATTTTGTATAATATTTTGTGGAAACTGACTTCCGTAATTGAAAGTCCAATTCTCATCATGAGGTTCATCTATAATAGGATGAAGATCTATAGCTTGAGCAGTGTTTCCATTGTATTCATTTTTTCTAGTTAGACCAGTATCACCGGCCCATTTCTTCTGTCGATCTGAGTTCTGCCAACTCTCCACGCTCTCCCACAGAGCTTTCCTCAATTCCTCGAACATAACCTTCTCTTCCCATAACTACTAAACATTCACCACAAACTGCATATTCATAATCTGCTCCTTGCAAACAAACAGCTAACTTATCATTTAAAATTTCACCGTTACATACGTTGCAGATCATATCTTTTATTTCCATTCTAGTTCTGCCATCATTTCAGTCAAACACGCTACTAAGTTTATCTCTTGATCAGCTACAAATGCAGCTTTATGTTGATAGTCAGCTAGTATTAGTACTAGCTGTGGTATACTATTTGGCTTCAAGTAGGTAGAACTGTTGTCGTAGATTAAGCGAAAGATAGACGTTGAATCATTGTCGCTATTTAGTCCAACCCACTTACGCATCTCAGTAAAGTTTTTATCCTTAATATATTGTACCAATGCCTTAAAATTATCATCAGATAATGAAACCAATATACCACTATCAATACTACCTGATACACTATATCTCTGAAGCTCGTTAAGTACTCTTCTCCAATCAGGAAAGTGCATTTGTAATAGTTCTGCAACTACCTTTTGGTCAGCTTGTATATTGTTGTCTTCTAAGATCTTCATCACTCTCTTGAAGAATGATTGTGCCATCTTAGGTTTCTCTTTATTAGGAATCTTGAAATGGATCACACTACATCGAGAATGTAGAGGTTCAATAATCCTATTGACAAAGTTACAAGTAAGTATGAAGCCACAGTTCTTACTGAACTCTTCCATAAAGTTTCTTAGAGCTGGTTGAGTAGACTGTGCATTAAGATAGTCAGCCTCATCTAAGATAACATACTTTCTACCACCAGAGAAACTAACCGAAGAAGCAAATGTCTTGATATCATTTCTTAATGTATCAATATTACCAGACATACTACCATTTACTACAATGTAGTCAGAGTCTAGCTGCTCAAGCATAGCTTTAGCTACAGAAGTCTTACCGACACCAGGACCACCAGTAAGTAACAAGTTAGGTACATTCTGTTGATCTACAAATGTCTGGAATGTCTCTTTAATTTGTTGAGGTAATATACAATCGTCTATCGTCTTAGGACGATACTTCTCGACCCACAAATAATCATCACGCATATATCACCTTTAAGAGAATTGACTATTAGACTCAACAGCAATCCAGTATGTTATCTTTGGTCCTTGCTCATTGCAAGAAGTAAACTGAGATATACCTTTAGAGGTAATCTTACACAGATAATCAAATGCCATCAGCTTCATATTCTCTGCTTTGAATATAAAACTGAAAGTATGATCTGTATCATTACTTCCAAGTGTTTGTGTATACCTATCAGATGTTGGATCATTACTATTGATAGCTTCAAGAGTTATATTGTCTCTACCACTAATAGCAATCTCTGGTAGCTGCATTATGTTAGCTGCTCTCTGAACTGCATTCATCTGATCCCATTTGATTTGTATATCCAAGTCAGGATCAGGTATCTCAATAGATTCCTTCGTTGGAGTAACAATCATAGATGGATCTGCAAACGTGTATGAAACACTCTTTCCAGCATCAGAGATTTCCAAGACATCTTCTTTAAAGTTATATGTGGGAGTTTCAAAAAGGGAAACTACACCCAAAAATCTTGAGAGGTCATAGATAGCTCCATCAGACGGAAACGTATCATCCAATGTAGCTCTAGCCATGATGCTCTTCTGAGGAGACATCGTTGCTAATGCATTACCTTTCTTAAAAGCAATTGAAGGATTAATCATAGAAAAATTCTTCAGTATATTCACAGTATCATTACTAAATTTCATAATTACCTCATAATGTAGTTAAGTGCCTCTGTCAGAACCTCAGCATTGTGATTGTGAGTCTCTCTTCCATAATGCACCAAGTCTCTTGCAAAGTCATTTTCATGTACTTGATGTACATACTTGTTATTGATCAATTGCAAGTCATCATCAACGTCATTCATATCTTCTTCAATAGCATACAACTTAGCACCAACATCATGACACAACCATTTGATTGCATCCAATGCTTTATACCATCTAATGTAAGATGTAGCAGTGTGAAAATATTCAATTGTCGCCTCTGAATTCTGTTCTTCAAGTCTTCGTCTTCCCAACTTATTGATAGATTGCATCTGCCAACAGTTGTGATTTAAGTCCCATTGTTCAGTTCTTGTTGCATGCCAAGGATAAGACATAACAACAAGATTGGGTTTGATTTCATAAATGTATCGTTTTAGTATTCTATAGTATGAATCCACACCATAGCCTGGCATTCCCATATTAATATATCTTAGGTCTTTAGTCAACTCACAATTGTAATGAGCTTTGTATGTCCAAGATTCTTTTAGTGGTAAGCCTACTGCCATTGTATGACTATCACCAATATAGATTGCACCTCCAGTTTCAGAGAGATAGTCAACTGATGAACCATCATGTCTGAATCCTTGTATATTGATAAGATACTCAATTTCTATTGGTTCATCTTGAGCATCTAACCAACCATTATCTCTCATCAGTCCTTTTGTATGAGGATCTGACATATGTTTTTCTATATGTCCTAGAGTGTCAGTAGGATACTCTATTGCAGATGTTGGTAAGAATCTACCAAGAGCTGCCTTCATATTCTTTTGATGTGATGTGGTTTGATTGAATGCAAACATATTATCTGCATATATTCTTTTGTTAGATATAGTCTTCAGAGGACCTCTCTCAATACTATTATCCTTGATAAGTCTCATTCCAAGCGCTTTGAGTGCTTTGATTACATCCCAATCAACATCATTATTGTACCTATCTGGCTCTCTTCCTTTTTTCCAGTTAAGCATTGTTTACTCGTTTGTTAGCCTCCTCTGCCTTTTGTTGTTTCTTTTCTAACTCAGATATAGGTGAGCCTTTCTTATGTCCAATCAAACTCTTATCTGCAGTTGCAGAGGCACCAATAGATGCAAGAGCATGTAAACTACCTCCATACACAAAGCTACCAACATGAGCAAGTTTAACCCATGGACACAACCAAATTTTCAAACCAGCTTTGATAGCCCATTGACAGAACATATAGTCTTCAGATAGATATCTCCTTGACTCTGGATCAATCAGAGCTTGAAAGTACATCATGATTTCTCTTGAACCATCAAAGTGTTCAGTTCTTACATGGTCAGGTCTATACTTGAATCCACCAGGAGACAACTCAGAATCATCCCAATATGCATCTTTGAACTTTTGTAGAGTCTTTTTAGTAAACATCATAAATCCAGTACCACCTTCTAACACAGGAGCTGGTACATCTAAACTAATCTCTTTTGTACCTGGCACAGGATTGAATACATAATCACCAACAAAGTTATCTAAGATATTAGGATCTTCATCTGCTTGTCCTTGATCCACAGCAGCCTTGATCTTCTCCCAAGCAATACATTTTTTAGGATATGGTGAACATAGTATATCGTAATCATCTTCTCCATCTTCAGCATGATCCTGAAGTGCCATCATCGATATGACATCATTAGCTTCAAAACCAATATCAGCATCAATAAAAAGCATATGGGTACAATCACTTCGCATAAATTCATCACAACAGTAGTTCCTTGCTCTAGTTATCAACGATTCGTTAAACAAATAGTAATACTTGAGTTCTATGCCATAATGCATACAAAGTGCAGATAAGTCATTAGTAGACTTACAGAACATACCAGCACATTGTCCACCATACATAGGAGTTGCTACAAAGAGCTTTCGTTTGCGCAAATCTTCTATTTCAATTTTTATTTCCATTAATGTGTACTTCCAGCATACTTAGCATCATGAGCAGATCCACTACCATAACTACCAGCGTATTGATTCAATGACTCAGCTTCAAATAACAAGAACTGTCCAACGCGAGTACCTTGTTTGATTGCAGCATTACCAACATTAACATGCAAAGCACCAGCCATCACACCGCTGTAGCCAGAATCATATAAACCACTGGTAATAAAGATACCATTCCTATTGAGTGTAGACCTTGTGATAACAAATCCTGCTTCATTTGGTCCAATAGTAATCTCTCCTTCCATTATAATCTCATATGTACCAGGCTTGAGATTGAACCAACCGTCATTATCAGGAGTAATCTGTGAACTTCCTCTATGTGATTTACCCTCTTCACTTATCATGAACTCTCTTGAATTCATTTCAAATACTTTATCAATCCTCAGATCAATAGCATTAGGCTGTACTTGATCTGGAGTATACGGACTAAGGCTAGACTCAGACTTTATACTACATATGTGGAGCATTCTGTTTGTCCTCTGTAAAATGTTGTAATAATGTTATATAATGTATAGCTTTCATAAGATCTTTCTTGTTATGACCACCTTTCTTGCCATACCTCATCAAATACTTGATAGCAGTATCACGAGTAGTAGTGGCAGCACTACCAAGTGTATTCCACACATCAGTAGTCTGTATCTCACCATCTCCAACATAATGACCTTTATACGTTGAAGCAATATAGTCTTTTACTTGTTCGAGAAAGTCACCTTCTCCATATCTAAATGTTTCATTATCCATAAGATCTTTCTCTATCTTTTCCCAGAGCTCACCTTGCACCACGACATAACTCCTCGATGTAATCTATATTCTTTTTTGCTATATCTAGATTATACGAGCTATTATGATAAAAGTCAACTTCTACTTCAAACTTTCCATTGACTAATCCTGTTGGACTATTATCAAACTGTATACCATTGAGACCTGCCCATACAGCTGCAGAACTATCCCATGTATCAATAAAGTCAGCATAAGGACCCATGAGTGCAATCTCATTTGGACCTTCTGTCATTCCAAGAAAGTGTACTTTTTTACTCAACAAGTTTGGTAACAAACCTTTCTCTTCAATCAACCTCATAAAATGATATCTTGAAAGATATTTTTGTAGTTTGTTATGTTTCTCACATTCATACGCAAGAGGAATATTGAGTATTGAGAATGCAATGTAATCAACATCGTTGTTAGCTAGAGCCCACTTATAACCAAATAACAAACCATCTACATCTCCAGGTTCTGACTGGGGACAGAAGAATGTTTTGAGATCCTCTTTCTTCAACTGAGGAATCATCTTTTCAGCTGCATCAATAGTTTTAGTAAATGGTTCTCCAGGATAGTCTGACATAACAACATAGTCAGCATTACACTGCCATGCCATCTCAATCAGCTTTTCTGTTGGATACATTGGATTGCCTTGCTTATACATCTCAAAGGCACTATTGTCCATAATGATAGTGTGTCCATTATCATGCAGATTACTATAGAAGTCTGCATAACCTGGATCTTCTTCGACTAGATGTGCAAGGACTAGATGAGTACGAGGTTCTTCTACAGGAAACAATTCCTGTAAGTACTCTGTAGGACTAATATGACAAAAATCAATCAACTTTTATTTTTCCTTCATAATAACCAATTGCACCGTTTTCACCATCCTCAGATACTTCAATCCTCATATATCTACCAGGATAGTGATCACCTATGTATTTAGCTAAGTCATCAGCAATCATCTCACAACTTTTATAGTCTAGTTGTAGAGTACCTTCATCATAACGTTTTTCAAGCTCTCTTTTGAACAGGATAAATTCTATCTCACGATCATCGTGAAAGACCTGAATCTCAACTCTGAACTTAAACATATGTCTATGAGGATTAGCTAAGAACTCAACACCAGGCATATCTTTTGCATCTGGCCAACAATGTATACCTTCTTTCTGAAAGGTAACATATATCCATTTGCTTGGATACTTTCTGAACTTAGTTGTACTTGTAGTTGTAACAGTGAAGGTATTGTTGGCTGGTAAACTAACTCCTTCTGGTACTGTTACTATGTCATAATCTGCACTATGGCTTGCTACTGTAAATATTTCATTGTTCGTCATTGTATTCATCACCACTTTTTCCATCACCATCTAATGTCATTTCTTCGATTACTGCTCCAGTAAAGTCTGAGTCTACTAGATGACTCTTATCAAGTAACATAGTGTTCTGTAATGAACTAGCCCATGTAGTACCTTCTTGATGAAAAGCAAACTCATTATTACTGTCATAGTATCTACCATCTTTATCAAATACTCTGGTAACAGTCTTCTTAGATACAGTACCAGAATACATCTCATAGGTAACCAGTTCTTGTCTAAGCAAGCCTGGCCAACCTTTGTTTATAAGTGCTGTATGGCTCATAAATTCATCTCCGTTGATGCAGTGCCTCTATAAGACTTCAACTTGTTTTCCATCTTCCATTTGTTATCTTGAGCACTTTTGAAAGTACGAATCAGAATATCTTCTGAGATATCTTCAGGCATTAGAAAGAACTCACTGATACCACCCATGCCATCTAGTGAGCCATCTTGTAAGTCAAAATGTTCTTCTAATCTGAAGTCCTTGGGACATAATGCGTGGAAGGTATGTTCCATCCCAACTGCCGCAGCTCTTGCAAGACTGTAGGTTTCAGAAGAAAATTCGATACAAGCCAGTATTTCTTTTTCGAAGATATCGTACTGTTCTTTCGTACCATACCTGTCACCAAATCTTTCTTCAAGAAGTCTTTCTTTACCCCACTTAGAGATACCAATCTTATATGCTTCAGCACCGTTACATTTCCACTTCGTCAAATACACATTCATATACAACTCCCTTTGAGTTAGTTAAGTATAGACAGTCCTCTCGCAATGTTAAGAAACTCACGACGGACCTCAGAATTAGTTTCTTCAAAGGCACCGTTGACAGCTAAGGTACAAGTACTAGATCCAGTATCTTGAATACCTCTACTCTTTACACAGTAATGAACTGCTTCAAGATATACAGCAACATCTGGTGTACCAGTTACAAAAGATATAGTAGCTGCAATCTGTTCAGTCAATCGTTCTTGTACTTGAGGCCTCTTAGAGAAGAACTCTACAATACGATTTAGTTTAGATAATCCAAGAACCTTATCTCTTGGAATATATGCAACACAAGCCTTACCATCTATCACAACTAAGTGATGCTCACAGTTAGACTGTACGTTTACATTTCGTTCTACTACAAAAGAATTAGGAGAGTTTCTTTTACTCTTTGCCATCTTATTCTCAATTGTAGTACATTTAGGAAACTGGTCATAATCCAATCCCCAGAATATTTCTTTGACCCACATCTTAGCTACACGGTTAGGTGTGTCCATCAGTGAGTCATCAGTAAGATCCAAGCCAAGTGTTGCTAATGCACCAGCTATGAATGTTCTTATAGATTCAATCTTATCTTTTTCGTCTACACCTACTAGATCAGTCATAGGTGTTTCGAGACCAATCTGTCGAAGATGCTCTCGTACTTTCTGACCCAACACAGGGTCAGACTTATAGTCAGGATGACTCATTACTTTTCTCCCACGGGAATACAATCCATTCATCATTATCTACTTTTCGAGGACTAAAGTCAACATTGAAGGTTGAGTTATATCTACTCCACATTGAAACAGTTTTTACATTTACTTTCATACTTTCATAACTTTGAGTCCAATGTCTTCTAATCCACTTGTGAATCTGGTTAAATGTTTTACCAGAGTCATTGATATCATCTACAATAAGTATTTGATGGCCTTTTTCAAGAACTCTTTCTGGCAATGGATCTTTTTGAGCACCATCTCTGTTTTGCCATCTTATAGGAATGTTTTCAATTCCTAATGCATGAGAAAGATACACTCCTGGAACCAAGCCACCTCTAGCTATTGAGATTACAGTATTAGGAGTCCATTTAACTCCTGGTGATGTAGCCTCAGATCGAGCTTGGACCCACTCAACAACTTGGCTTATGTCCTTCTCGAAGTCTCTGTGCTTGTAGTATATCATTGTAAATAATTGTCAAGTGCCTCTAGTTTATCAAGAGCTTCAGCAAGTTTAGCTAACTGCTCATCGACTGCTGCAACTATATCAGAATGTTCTCCTATACCAGCAGGATTTTCCATATAGATATCAATATTAGTTCTAGCTTCTGCTGCTTGTGCCTCATACTTGAGTTTCAAAGCATGAGATATACTTTCATCTAGTGATGCCTTAATCATCGAACTCTCCGTCTTCTCTGTGACCAACACGCATAGCCATGTTACTTACTGTTTCACGGACTTCTACCTTACAGCACCATACTCTTGTACCTGGTTCCCAGTTAGGTAGGAATATTGTATTTATATATTCATACAAGAAGTCTGCAATACCTTCACAACCAGTTTTTTCAACTTCTGTAATCTTTGCAAGACCAAGCTCTCCAAGTTTAAGTAAATGTTCTCTGTCAGGATCATCTTGTGCAACAAGTAGTGTATGGTCAAACCAATCTTCAAGATTACCTTTTAGAGGTTTTAGTCCACCAAAGTCCACAACCCAGTTACGAGCATCAAGGTCATTAGTCTCAAACTCAAAGTGAAACGATAAAGCATATCCATGTATCAGATTACAATGAGAGTCAGCTCTCCATTGTCTATATGCCACAGGACCTAGATGTGTGTATGTTTTAGTACTAATATATTTTGCCATGTTATCTCCTACCTATAAAAGTCATGAATGCCAGAAGTTCTGTCACGCCAAACTTTCTGGTAGTCTTCATCTTGGATCTTACAATTACCACTTATTGAAATACGAACATCTGCAGACGTGTTTGGTGTCGTATAATGGTTAAGCCAAGATGGAAAGATAACCAATCGACCAACTCTTGGAGTGATCTCATGGTTGTTCATCTGCATATGACTTACCATTTGGAATCTTAGTCTACCTCCATACTTCTCATCAGGTAGTAAAGGATAGTATACCCAAGATAAAAATAAGTTCTTGTGATCTCTTTCATTACGATGACTGTGTATCATTGTAGATTGATTCTCTACAAGAATGTGTGCCCAGATCTCAGATAGATAGTATCTATCATCAATATTAGAATGCACAACAGTCATCACCTTATCTGTTAGTTTTGTTATTTCAGGATCATCAGGAATCCTTGAGTCCTCATACCCAGTTGCATTTGGACTCTCATCAATCTTTCTGTGCGCCCATGACATGCATAGCTCACTAATCTTTCTGTTGTCAAGATCCTTACCAATCTCTGTATGTAAAACTTTAGTACATGATACTGTCTCAAACACCTATTAAGTTCCCCCACAAATAACAGTGCACTCTTGCACTTACGTTGTATCCTCTTTTGAATGCTTTTTCCGCAATTTCTCCAGCGCCAGCCTCTTGTTGCTCAGCCAGAGCCCCCACTGGCATAATCCAGACAGGATAATCAATACCATTGCGCCGAAAATCAGATAGAACATCTTCCATCTCCTCCCATTGTCGTTCATTAGGACCGAGGACAAACTTTAGTTGTCCATGCTTAGATAACATTCTATAGGATTTCAACACATCAGGCTTTATAGCCTTGTCTGGTTTCTCTCCAGACACAGTCTCTAGTTTAGGACTGATAGAGAAGAACAACTCTTCATCATACAATCCTTTGTTCTGAAAGAATTCAATAAATGCTGATGTTAGTGGTTGTGTCCCATTAGTTTCAAATGTTACACTAGCAGGCATGTTGTAGTTTCTTGCCTTGAATTCTCTCAGTATTTCTGGTACAGCTTTCTGCGCATGCTTCATAAGAGGCTCACCTCCAGTGAAACACATATGCTGCCATACACCATTAGGATGTTTAAACAATCCTTCTGGATTGCTTTCATTCTTCATCATATCTATGATACGATCAACAATCTCTTCTGGTGTACCTTTTCGTTGTAGATGTTTATACTTCTTACTCCAAGAGTATGAACTATCACATCCTTTATGGAACACTGGAAGATCTTCTAGTGACTCAAAGTTATTAGGATCAATGTCTTTGTATGGTAACTCATATGTAGATGGATCAGTTGGATCCTTCTGCATAAAGCCATCACACTGCAAGTTACATAGAAAGAACCTAAACCATGCTGTCGGTACTCCAGTATACTTTCCTTCACCTTGTATAGAATGAAAGATCTCACTGTAGTGGTAGACTGAGCTTCGTTCTGCCATATTTCTTTTTCCATTTCTTCAGTGCCATTTGCTTTTTCATCTTACTCACTTTCATGGTAAAGTCAACACCTTGTAAGTGATCAAACTCATGTTGAAATACTCTTGATGTTATTCCATCAAACTGTCTTGTAACATAGTCTCCGTATGGATCTTGAAATCTTGCTCTCATAAATCTTGGTCTAGTTATCTTCAAACTCATACCAGGATAAGAAAGACATCCTTCTTCCAATAGAATTTGTTCTTCACCAAAATATGTTATCCTTGGATTGAATACTGCATATGCAGGCTCTCCTTCTATCACAAACATTTGTAAAGGTAAACCAACTTGATTTGCTGATAAACCATAACCACCAAGTTTTCTCATCAATTTGACCATAGATGCAGATAAGTTTGGTGCATCTATCTGAGGATTATTGAAGTCAAATTTTTCTAGTTCTGTACTATGTAGAAACTCATGTTTGATCTCAAGTTCCATAGTTCCATCATCTTCATTGATCCATGGCTTGTAAGCATACCAAAATGGAACTGCTTCTTCACGTTTTTGTGTATCAAAACTTAATGTCTCTGCCATCAGAATCTATACTCCTGACTAAATGTTTCTTTCACATCTTTTATTCTATCTCTCAGGCTAGTAGTACTAAAGTTATGTCTACGTTTGTTATAGTATGCTTCTCTTATACCTTTACCTGTATAATCTTTTTCATCGTAATCTTCACCAATGATACGAACATCTATTGGCAAGTGTTCTAATAATACTACAAGCTCTTCTTCTGTCTCATATGGAATAATTTCATCAACGTACTTAACAGCACTGAGTTGAATATATCTTTCCATATATGATTGTATAGGTTTGTTCTTATAGTTTGGTCTATCTTTTGTTGGATCTATTTGTAAAGCACATATCAAATGATCACATTGAGTTTTTGCTTCTCTAAGCATTAAGATATGGCCAGCATGCAACAAATCAAATGATGATGCTGTAAAGCCTACCTCTACCTTCATACTATTTCCTCTGCAATACCTAATAACTCAGCTATCAAAAACATTCCTCCTCCTATTCCTAACCATCCTAACATTAGGAAACCTGCACCTATCATTCTCATTACACTCTTAACCAAACTGATGTAAAAGTGAGCCTTACCTGGATCTTTTGCTGCTACCATTATGCTACCATCCTACTAAAGTTTTTATGCTTTTCAAATCTAATTACATTAGTAAACTTATCCACCAACTGTTCTGTCTTATGAGTTATAATGAACACGTTGGTATCGCTTACAATGTCCATGACAATCTTCATGAACTCATCTGTGCCTGTTGTATCTAAGCTACTGTCAAACACTTCATCCATGATCAATAGATTGGTGTTAGCACTGTTCTTGAGCTTAGCAATAGCTCGCCAAGCAAACAATAAGGAAAGGTCTATTCTCATCTTTTCACCTTCACTGAATGATGCATAGCTAAACTCATCACGATATCTTGACTTGATAGTTTCGTTGAAGTTCTCGTCCAGTTCAAACTGTACAAAGAAATCCATAGCAGCCAAGTATTTGTTAATTAACTTATTTATAATAGGAATATACTGCTTTATGATACGACTCTTGATTCCAGTATCTCTCAACAGCTTAGTACCAACATCCATTACATTCTTCTCTTGAACTTTTCCAGAATGTAATTCGTACAGTCTATCCATCTCAATCTGTTCACCAGTTATCTTATCTTCTTCATCTTTGATTAGCTTATCATTATCAACAACTTCTGTTACTTGCTTTTCAAGGTCTTGTATCAACATTGTCTTACTATTGATAAGCGATTGTTTATCTATAACTTGATGTTGTAAGTCACTGATCTCCTTTTGTATCTCATTGATCTGTTTCCATCGTTCTTCTTTTTCAGATATATGCTTTCTCAGATCTTCAATACCAGAGTTAATATTAGATGCAGCAGTCTCTTCTTTTGATATCATCCATTGCTTATGTTCTTCTTCAATCTGCTGCTGACACGTTGGACATTCGTCTTTATTATGAAAGAAGTCAATAGTATGTTTATGACGATCGTGTTTGCTAAGGAGTTTATCAAGAATCTTCTCACCTTCTTTAATGTCTTTGTTGACTCTTTCTTCATCACCTTTCCGTTCTTCAAACTCGCTTATAGTCTTAGAAAGTTTTTTCACATCAGACTCGAGTTCATCAACCTCTTTCGAGGCACTTTTGATAGACTTTTTCTTTCTTGCTATGTCATCGGATTGTGCTTGTCTTAATGACTCTATATGCTGATGTAAAAGACTAATACGATTTTCAATAAGGCTTCTTTCGTACTCAAGTTTTTGTAACTCATCTTTATTCTCAGATACTTTATCCTTCAATATAGATGACATGATAGAGAAGATACCAATGTCAAGTAAGTCCTCTATAACTTCTTTTCTATCTTTAGTTGCCATCTGCATGAATGGAACAAAGTTACTTGATCCAAGTACTACTATCTGTTTGAAAGACTTGAATGTAACTTTCAATATCTGTTTCTCAAGTACCTCTTGATAGTCTCTTGCATTAGCTTCTTGGTTCAGTAACTTACCATTCTGCCATACTTCAAAGAACCTTGGCTTGAGACCTCTTCGTACAAGATACGTTTGCTTACCAATCCTGAACTCACATTCAACTTCCATATGGTTAGTGTTGACAGAGTTAACTAACTGTGTAGTAGCAACAGCACGAAATGCTTTACCATACAATGCATAACACAATGCATCGATCATAGTAGACTTACCAGCACCATTATCACCAATAACCAAAGTAGCTTTGTTACTATCAAACCTTACTTCAGTCTGAGCATCACCGTAAGAAACAAAGTTCTTCCAGCGTACAAACTTAAACTCAATCATTCAACAGCCAATGCTTCATTATATAAACCATGCATAAGATTCTTCAGCTCTTTCTTATTGTTCTTCAGATCCAAGCTCTCAATATATCCATCAAGTATAGTAATCGTATCTTGAGCTTCATCTATTATATCTTCGTCATCTTCAAGGTCTAAGTTGAGATGATCATCAACTACTTGTAGATGTATAGGATCATACTCTTCCATAGCTGATATCATGTTATCAAACAATACAGGATTATTCTTCTCTTTGATAATCAACTTAATGTAAGAGTCTTTGAGATCATCATGTAAGAATGACTGTATATCTTCATAAGTAAGATTGGTATCATCATACCAAACCTTATGGAATAGTGTACGCTGGTTTGGTATAAAAGTCAACTCTCTTGTTGCAGTATCATAGATATGAAAACCTTTGACATCATCATAACATGACCACGTCATCTCATAAGCTGTACCAAGATATGTTACATTACCAGATGTACTTCTGTGATGAAAGTGACCACTATAGACTTGGTCAAACTTCTCAAATGCTTTTGGATTACAACCTTCATAGTTTGGCATACCTCTATACATTTGAAAACCAGTCAGCTCAAGATGTCCAAAACATACTTGAGCTTTTGTCTGCTCAATCATAGACCACGTCTTCTCTTCATTATCCTTACATATCCAAGGTACAAGAAGAATATCAAGACCATCTATATTGATCTCTGTTGGTTCACTGTACTCAATAATGTTATCATATCCATCAAGTAGTAGATTGATACTGTTAACTTCCAATGTGTTCTTGTAAGTTATATCATGATTACCAACAATAGTATACATCTTCATGTTGCGTTGATACAGTGGTTCAAACAACATCTCTTTAGCTGCCTTGAGTGATGTATATGAGATGAACTTACGTCTATCAAACGTATCACCCAAGTTAACTATCTCTTGTATTCCATGCTCATCAATGTAAGGAAAGAATACTTCATCATAAAACTTCCTTTGGAATGCTGCAACCTTTTGATTATCATTGCGAGCTCCAAAGTGAAGGTCAGTCAATAATGCAATCTTCATTTTTTAGAAATACTTTTCGACGCCTTTTGCTTGCTTACGTTTTTCTTTTGTCTTCACTTCTTTAGCTTCAAAGTTCTTGACAAAGTCATTCATATAGTCACTACCAATCTCAACATTGTTACCAATGCCCTTGTCATCTCCTTCAACCAATGAGTTAAACAACACTGATTGTTCTAGTGACTTGTGTTTTATATACAATTGTTTCTTTTCTTTTTGTATCCTTCTCAGAAAAGCATAGTAGATAATCTGAGTGAAGTATGCAAATGGGTTGTTAGACTTCTCTGGATCAAAGTTATGTATATAACTAACACAGTTCTCAATACCATCACTAATCATATCATCCTTGAATGTATAATTAGCAAAGTTTGGTTTAGTTGCTAACCTATTAGCGATCTGAAGTAAGCAACGTCCAACGTAGTTTGGTACTTGTGGTTTAATATCTCCTGTTTGTTCTGCTTCGTCAACAGCTTTTTTATACTCGACCATAACAGCGTACAATTGCTTGTTATCGACATAGTGTGCTTTCTTTGCCTTAGCCATTAATGATATGTTGTGTTAGCGTTTCCAACACCTAAGGCTTCTTCCATCCTCTCAACTTTAGTTGACTCAACAAGGTCTTCATTCTGTTTGTTCATTTCACTATATCCTTCTTTCAAGAATCTTTCATAATTATGAATTATATTTTCATGTAGATCATCAACAATTGTAATGACTTTATCTTTATGTACTGCTACTAAGTTAGACTTATTGAAAAGTAACCAGTGAGAACATTGTATCCAAGTCATTCCATTTGCAGCTACTGTCCTGTATAAGATAACAGGATCTTCTAATAGAACATGCTCACCGTCATCTTCTACCACTCTAGTGATTAACTCTTCTCCATTCATTAACTTTATTAAACCATAATAGCCTGCTGGCATTTTCTACTCCTTTAGCGTGTAGGTAAACACTTTATATGGAAACTGTTCATCATTATACAATTTTACTCTTTCTTGATAGTGCCTGGCGGTATAGTTAACCCACTTTCCTTTGGAAAGATTGTCCACGATGTCGTAAAGTCGACATCCCACACCATCTGGACTGCGCCGCAATCCTCTACCGATTGATTGCAGAACCCGAATCTTACTCTTTGAGGGGCTAGCGAACACGATGTTGTCCAACTTACGAATATTAACACCAGTGCTAAACGTACCATACGATGCAACAATGAGTGCTTTGTCCTCTTTCTCTACAATAGCTCTGACTTCATTTCTATCATCCCCAGATACACCTCCATGGATAAAGAAGACAGGTCTATCAAGTTGTTGTGCCATATCATACAACACCTTACCATGCTTCTCAACTAATGCATAAAGTAAAAGTGTGTTCCCTCTCAACTCTTTACATAAATCTATTAGGAAATCATTACGAGTTTTATTACCAATGATATAATTAACTTCATCTCTATAAGATGCTCTAGCCATCTGAGTCTTATTTTTACTCGTGTGATCTAGTATACAAATATTTATCTTCAATTCAGCTAAGTGCTTTTGTTCTATAAGTTCTGATGTGCTGACAACCTTTTCTACAGGACCAAACAATCCTTCAAGCACTAACTTATGTGTTTGTGAGTCATCTAATGTACCAGTGAATCCAAACCTGTATGGACAGTTGGTTAGCTTACTCATAATAGATGTAAGTGACTTAGCTTTGAACAAATGAGCTTCATCACCTATAACAACTTGGAACTGTTCAAACCACTTTCTTGGCATCTTGTATATTGATTGCCACGTAGTTATTGTTATCTCAGAATCAATATCCTTACTAGCACCAGCAGTTATCTTATGAATATCATCTTTGTATCCATATTCATGAAAGTCTGATGCAAGCTGTGCAACAAGTCCAGTAGTAGGAACTATGATTAACTTCTTCATTGGATAATATCTTGCAATCATATAGATGATCATAGACTTACCAGATGCAGTTGGAGAAATCATCATGGCTCTTTTATTTGTTATAGCATGAGCAACAGCATCCTTTTGATAGTCTCTTGGTTCCATTGTTAACTTCAAAGTCTTTGCCAAGTCATCTACATCTTCTGTTGAGAAAGGAGTTGTGTTGGTGAGCTTGTCATCAACTATACAATCATACTTACGTACTTTGCAAAAGTCAACAATGTAATCTTTCAATCCTGTATACACTGTTCTTGTTACAGAGTTGAATAATCTTATCTTTCCATCCCAAACTCTGTTACGAACTTGAGGCATAAATTTTGCACCAGGTACATCAAACGTGAAAAAATCTGATAGCTCTTGAGCTACAGAAGAGTCACATCTGACCTGTAGATGCACGTCATCCTTATATACAATTTCTATCATAGACCGACTTTAAACTTTTCCCAATCAACAGCAGTCTTGATTTGATATCCTCTTACATTCAATGACTTTACTATTGACTCTAAGAACTCTACTTTTTCTTTTGCATATGCAATTTTTAGATTGTGGTTTACAATGTCTTTATCAGACTCAATATACATTGGAATATC